GCATAGAAAATTTGATGTCGCATTGGTTACATTTGACCGTTGGCAATCTATTGAAATGATTCAGAGTCTAAGGAGTATGGGAATCAATTCAGATTTTCACAGCGTTAAGAAGACGGATTATGATACGTTAATGTCTTGTATGTATGACACGAGATTGAGAGGCTATTGGAATGAGCTATTGGTTGAGGAAGAACTTCTTAAATTAAGACTGTATGGGAATAATAAAATTGATCACCCTTCTACTGGCTCTAAAGACTTGGCAGACGCTTTAGCCGGGGCTGTGTTTAATTGTTTAGATCATATTGCATTGGACTCAGAAATAGAGATTGAAATATTAGAGCCAAGTAAGGTTTTTGAAATGGATGATGATTTTGAAGAATTTGGTAGCGTACATATGTATAATAAAGAAACTCAGCAATTTATTGATGTAAACACTATGAATAAGGAGGAGGTGGACAAATGGATAGAACTTCTATAAATCAGCAGCAAGAACTTCAAGTAACCCTTGAAGAAATTGTTGTTGAATTAAACAATCAAATTTCTTCTTTGAATTTTGAATTAACAGCAAGCAGACTAGCAATCAAAAAGCTACAGGCTGGATTAAGCAATGCAAACCAGCACGCTCATGAAAATGATCAAGCAACTGTTAAGGCAAATTCCAAGAATAAGGCTGAAACCTTTTAATCGTCAATAGTATCAAGAAATACATTTTTTTAAAAAAATCCTCAAACGGGCATCTTTGCTCTTACCATGCTGATATAGTTATCCTCAACGAGTTGGGCGACCTACTCATAATCCATACAACAAAAGGAAAAAATTAAAATGTCCATTAGTATCCAAAAAGTAGATAACTTCCCCGAAATCTCTCGCTCAGGCAGAGTATCAGAAGAATTGCAAATGATTATCGAAGCTCTTAACGAATCAGTTAATACCGGCGATAAGTTTTGTATTAAGGGAATTGAAAAGGGTAAGGCTTACAATTCAATGCAACAGCGTATCCGTGCTCAGGCTAAGAAATTGGGTTACAATATTGTTATCCGATTTGATGCAACAGATGGAAGCCTCTTCTTTAAGGCTTCAGGAAATGTATCTACTGAGAACACTGTCAATGCAAAAGAAGTGTCCGGCGTTCAGACTAAGACAAAAAATACGACAAAATAATTATTAATTAATAATTACATAAAAGCCCTCTTGTGGAAACGCAAGGGGGTTTTTTTTGTGTATACTATTTGTTATGCTTACAACTGAAGAACAAGAAATAGAAATTACATCTGATGAAATAAAGAATTGGCACCCGCTTTTTGCATTGCCTTGCTATGATCAACAACTAACAGAACCGTTTTTTATGTCGTTTTTGAAAACGGCAATTGGTTTTAAAGAAATTGGTCTTAAGTTTTCCGTTAGTACATTGTCTGACTCTTTGATTAGCCGGGCGAGAAATCAATTGGTTGCTAAATTTATGGCTAATAAAGAATACACACACTTAATGTTTATTGATGTGGATTTATCTTTCAATCCAGATGACATTTTAAAAATGTTATGGCATGATAAAGAAATTATGACAGGGGCTTATCCGATTAAGGATATTAACTGGGATAAAGTTTCAGATGCAGTTAAAAAAGGAGTTGAGCCAGAAAATTTGTTAGATTCAAGTGTAAGATTTGTTGTAAATCCAGTTCGTTTTGCTGATTCAAAAATTCGTGTTGATAAAGGTGCAATATCTGTTCATGATGCAGGAACAGGTTTTATGTTGATAAAACGTAGCGTATTTGAAAAGATGTTTGAAGAGCATCCTGAATTAAAATATATGGATGATACTGGTTTGCTGAATGAAGAAGAAAGACAATACGGTTACGCATTATTTAATTCATATGTAGATGACGATCAAAGGTTCTTATCTGAGGATTATGGATTTTGTCGTTATTGGCAAAATATGAATGGTGACATTTGGACTGACCCTTCTATTGAATTAACGCATTTAGGCCGCATGAAATATACAGGTAAGTTAATAGATTACCTAGTTAATAACTCACAAGATGTAGAAACACCAAAATAACTTACCTTTTTGGTATTTATTATAGAACCCATATAGGGTCACAAAAATATACTAAAATTTCTTATGTATTTGCTAAAATATTGCGTGGTGTACATTGCATCAAACAATTGCTAAAATTACACGCACGGTAATTGCCTAAAATTACACGGGTACCGCCGGGTAAATTTTTATCCTGGATCTTATCTAAACTTTTAGCTATCTAGCGATCTATATTCTTTCCATTGATTGATCGTTTTATTGAGCCATTAAATTTTTTAAAAGAAATCTGTTTTCTGAGTAGCGAATCTAATTTTTGAGCGTATAGACTAGACCTATCGCCACAATTATATCACCAAATAAGTGAGACATTGTACGTGGTAATTCATAGCATAAAAGATAAGGTTAAGGTATGACTTCAACAAATGACGACTATCAGAATAGGGTAATTGCTCTAATTGGTACTCAACTAACTAATGGTAAAAAAGATTTTGGTAAGATTGTAGATTTTATTACCATTATTGAAAACATGAGTATCCGATATGTATTTGTTACAGATACAGGTCGTAAAATAGATTCAGGTTCGGCTATGCGTTTTATTCGTGCTTATCGCCGTTCATTAGATTTAGCTCCAGCAATTGCTTATCCTGATGGTTCAGATACAGTTATGAAAAGGCGTGTGATGAGAGTTAGGCGTTCAGGTATGCATTCAGTTACTGGTGCAAGTATCACAAATGTTGCAAAGTTTTCTGATGGTGAAAGTATAAATATTAGTTCAACTGTGACTTCTGCTGGTGCTTTCCCTGAAGAATATAATATAAGAAAAGGAATATAACATGAATAACAATATTGATGAAGTAAGTGTTTTTGAGATAGCAATGAATCAGCTTGATAAAATTGCTGATCAATTAGAAAAGGGTCGGATTAATAAATATGATTATGATGGTCAGCGTCTAATTATTCTTATTGACCTTATTATTAATTATGACAAAGTGACTATGAAAGCGGATAGTAAATAAAATGGATTTTGAGTTTATAGATGAGAGTGAAATTGAGTTTTCTACAACTGTTCGGGTTAAGAAAACTCCTTCGCTATTTGATAGTGCATTGCATGATAGAACCTATTGGGGTAACGATGCAGGAACAGAATTGGCTATGGCCTTGGCTCGTATTCAGATTCGTAAAAGTATTAAGAATATGAAGTTGATTGATGTTAATGATCATGATTTGACCAGGGTATTGCTTAAAGAATATCGTGATGAGTTACGTGCTTATCAATTAGAAATGATATCTGTTCTTATTACAGAAAATACAGTTATTACTGTTCAGAATAGCGAGGGTGAATGGGTATTGGAAATAGTTTAGAGTTACAAATTAAAAAACAAAAAAATTATATAAAGCCGGGGTTTTTGCCCTGGCTTTTCTATTAGAAAGAAAATAAGAAAATGGCTGCAAATATTAAATGGGATAATAATATCCCTAAATTTGAAACAGATATAGAAAAAGCAATGCATAAAATTGTTTCTTCACTTCACTATTGGGAAACAGTTAAATTATCTACTGAGTCTCTTACTACAGATGAAGAGAAAGAAATGGTTAAAGCATTAAGAAAATCAGCTAAATTCAATTGTATTGATCTTAAAATACAAAAAGCTAGAGAACAACAATTAATTAGAGTATCAGCAAACGTAATATAGAAAGTAAATAAAATGAATGTAAATAGTGATGAAGTAATCTACACAATGATGATTACTTCTTTAGAAGATAAAATTGAATCAATGAAAAAAATTGCTGAGGTTCAGAAGAACTTAATAAATAAGATCATGGTTCAATTTGAAAACAATACAAATGAATTAGCAAAGTATAGGGATAAATATGGCGAATTGTAAAATCTGTAAGAATGAATATATCGAAGAAAGATATGAAGCTGGTTATGATTACTGTTTAGATGAAGCATGTAATCGTATTGGTCTTGATGAAAGAGAAAGAGCTTTTCGTAAGATTTATACTCCGGCATTATTGCATAAATGTAATTACTTTTGGATTAAGAAGTCGGAATTGACTTCTTTAAATGTAAGAAATGACTTATTGGAAGGATAAGATGAATAACAAACCAAAATATCAATGGATATTACATCATACTAGATCAACAGATAGAGTATTTTTTGGTCCATTTAGTAGCTATGAAGAATTAGATTTGTTTTATAGCACTATTGCAAGAGCAGAGCAAATTCATTGTTCTGTTGAATTATTAATTAATCCATTCGTAGCATCATATGATGAATGGTGGTATAACCCATATGATGAACTTGAAAAGAAAAATCCAGAATTATTTAAAAGAAAGGTAGAAGTAAAATGAGAGCAAATGTTTACCAAATAGATGAGGACACTTATGCGTTTACACGTAAGTGTTTTCATTGCGGAGAAGAAAGTAAATTTCGTATTTCTTCTGACGAGTATAAGGCATTGTTTATACATGAACAATATGTTCAGGATGTATATCCACTTATGCCAAAAGAAGATAGAGAGTTTATGATTAGTGGAACTCATCCGGATTGCTGGAATGAAATGTTTAAAGATATTGATGAAGATGGAGATGAGGAAGAATAATGGCTATGGAATATATGGAGATTGGATCTTCACCTTATGAAGAAGATTGTGCTCAAGTTGGAAGTAATGGTTATGTTGAGAAAGCAAATAAAGAATTGTTTGCTTATATGAATCAACTTAAGAGATTGTTTCCAGTTGCCGAAAGTCTTAATATTCGTTTTAGAATTAAGTGGTTTAGTCATGATTTTGGTTCTTATGGTGAAGTTTGTATGCATTGGGATACGGGCAATGAAGAAGCAGATGTATATGCTTACGAAATTGAAAAGGAATTGCCAGGTTATTGGGATGAAGAAGCAAAGAAAGAGTTAGGGAAAACTAATGAATAAGGAAAGAATGTTGCAACTTGCAGATTATATTGAGAATTTGCCAGAACATAAATTTGAAATGCAGTATTGGATTTCACAAAAAGTACAAAAAGAAAATTCTTATGGTGAAGATTATTGGAAAATAGATTACGCTCCACGTATGGATTCAGTTAGTGGTGACAAATTGCTTGAACCTTTAGATTGTGGTACTGCTTGCTGTATTGCTGGCTGGGCAACTGCAATTGAAAGTAATTTTAAACCTATTGCTATTATTCAAGATGGAAAAACAATTGAAGATAGAGCAAGAGAATGGCTTGATTTAAGCCATGAACAAGGTCAAAATCTTTTTCTAATTAATATTGATACAGTATGGGCTTTCTATACAGAAAAATGTAACTTTAGCGTTAGTGAGGATGAAGATTGTATTACTGATATAACAAACAAAGATGCAGCATTGGTTATTAGAGATATTGCAAATGGAGTGATTGATATTGATAAAAAATTCGATTTCCAAGAGGTTAAAGAATACCTGCAAGATTTTGGATATTACGAAGAAAGAGATGAGTATTAAGAAATGATAGACATTAGAAATTATACAATAAGTAAACTTGCTGAAATGGCATTGAAAAAACCTGATGACTTTGGTTATTGGGGTTATGAAGATATGTTTAAAACTTGGGGATTTGCTGGACATGACCAATCAAGAGATTCAAATATTATGGAGAAATCAAACTTCAAAGTAATTACTGCGGATTTGATTGATAGATATCCTAATGACTTTAGAATTGAAACATTTAGTCATTGGGCTGTTGGTTCGGTTGATCGTTTGACTTGTCGTATATTAATTGATGAAAGCAAAGAATGCGATGAAGACAACGTTACAGAATCATTTAAAGCATCTATGAATTGGCATGACAAAATTAATGATTATCCAATAGCAGATGAAGATGATTATTATGAAAAACTTCAAGATGAAGCTATTGATTGCATTGAAAATATGGATGAGCATTTGCTTCTTGTAACTAATACAGAAGAAGATGGTTGGGCTGAAAAGATATATTTTACTTTGACACATAATTTGAATTTTGAATTCAATGTAGATGCTGACCAATATCCAAATGACAATAAGATTCTAGAAGCAGTTTTAAAATCAGGATTGTGTCTCCCTGAAAGATGGGGTGAATGGTATGAATGGTGCGATGAACAAGGTTTTGATAAACCTATATTCCCGGCAAAAGAAAACCCTAATCAATTAAAGTTATTTGAGGATTAAGAATGAACAAATGTCCAAATTGTAAAACAGAAAATGTCAATTTAATTGACACTAGTGAAAATATTATATACCCTTCTGAAGAAGTTAAAGCAGAATGTGCAAAATGGGAACAATGGGAATGTGAAGAGTGTGAGTCAATATTAGATATTGAAGAAGGAATAATTACAGTATTAGAGCCAGTAGGGATAAACGAGAATAGAATTAAATTCCGTGTAACAACGGATTGGGAAAGAAAAATTGAGGAATCATACAATTATGATTAAGTTAATACAAAAAGGAAACAAATAAAATGCCAAATTGGTGTGAAAATAATTTGTCTATATATGGCAAACAAAAAGATATGAAAGAATTAATGGAAGTTATTACCATTGGTGAAGATGAATATTCACTATTGGAAAAACTATATCCAACACCTGATGAATTAAATATTGGCGATGTGTCAATGAATCCTGATGAACAACAAATTGCAAACTTTGAAAAGTTTGGATATAAAAGTTGGTATGACTGGAGAATTGATAAATGGGGAACTAAATGGCCAGAATCAAGTTTAAGTATTGGTCAAGAATATACTGAGAACGAAGATGGAACATCAGTAATTGCTTTTAATTTTGAAACTGCTTGGGCACCGCCTATTGAAGCATTTAATGGGATTACAAAAAGATATCCAAATATCTTATTCTGTCTTTATTACGAAGAACCGGGAATGGGATTTTGTGGAAGAAATGTTTGGGGTTCAGGAGAACAACAAGAAGAAATGCAACAAGATTTAGTATCTAGATGGTTTGAAGAAGATTGGTTATACCAACAATATATTATAGATGTACAACAAGAAAATACAACAAAGGAAATAGCATAATGGAAAATATTAATAAAACAGCAATATTGGCACAAATCAATGAAGCATTGAAATTTGACACAGATGAAACTAAAGCAGTAGCTTATGGTATCAGCTGGAGTGATGAAAAAGAAAGTCTAGAGTGTCAAGTTATTTCATCAAATGCTGATATTTATGACCTTATTGACAATCTTAGTGATTTTAGCAATGCAAGTAGCTTTGATTATCTATCAATTATTACTTGGGGTTGGGCTGCTCCATTGGATTCAGATGGGGATATTGATGGAGCTCCTAGTAAGCATCCGCAAAAGCGTAGAGTTAAACTTATTATCTCTGGCTCAAACATCGAAAAAGGTTTGATTGGAAGTGTTATTAACTTTTCAGATGACCCTGATGAACCAATTTATGATTATGGAGATGCTACAGGTTCTCTTAATGATGCCTTTATTGATTTCTTTAAGGGGGAATAATGGGGTTAGATAATATCCCAAAAGTTTATCCTTGTGAAAGTATTGCAGTAAGGAATAGTGATAATCAAATTGATTGTAAAGCTACTCAAGAATGCGGTAATTGTCCGTATATGAATGAGTATCAAAGTGATCCATTACTAAAAGATACGTCTCCAGTTTATGGAATGCTTGGTACTGATTGTTGGTATAGAGGTAAGTATGGCAATTATATGCTGGCTGACCTAAAGAAATACAATCAAGACTTCGATTACGACATGCCTTCAGACTTCTATGGGAATAGTGATGAAGGAATTGATGCAGATACTTGTATAGAAATGTCTGAAGTTATGCTTCGGTATATGGAAGCTTGGTCGCATTGTGTTCACACAATGGTTAAGAATGGCGAATTGCCAGAGCAAAACAAAGACAGTTACATTAGGGATTGGATTTATGCTGCGTGGTGGCTTAAGTTTGTTGGAGAAAATGCAGATGGCTCAGCCGTTTGGTATTAAGAAAAAAAAAGAAAGATAAAATTAAAAGAGAATGTTTGAACCAGAAGATTTTGATCATATTCAAAAAATGAAAAACAGCATGGCTGACGGAATGACTGACGGTTCTGAATCGCATATGATATTGGAAAAGATTGTAGATATCTTTTCTGAAACGAACTTTGCATCAGATGAAGGACGTATGGAAATGATGATGAGTTGTATTAACTTATGCTATGAAGAAGAAGATGGAGAAACTGTTCTTGTAGAAGACAATGTATTCGGAGTAATCTTAGGTGTTTGTTTCAATTATTCAAACATCATATCAAACTTACTAACTGACGGGTTTAGTACTGATGAATACTATAACTTTTTGAAACAGGAAGTTCTTCCTGTAATGAAAGAAGAATCAAAATCACTACCGTATTGGGATTTTGATAATGAATAATGATTGGCGCTCAGAAGCGCATTGTAAAGGAAAAGACACAAACCTTTTTTATCCAGAAATAGGAACTAAAGGGGCAGCAGAACAAACTAAGACTATGAAATCATTTTGTGCTTTATGTAAGGTATCAGCTGAATGCT